TGGATTGGTAGTTTACCCGGGCGTACACCAAAAGGCTAGCGGGACCATCTGGGATACTAGTAATGCATGCTGATGGGAAAGGTCTACGGACCTGGTGGCATATCGCGGCGTAGCACAGTTTGCTGGCGAAACCGCGGGTACGGGACAGTGCCTGAATGAGTCCTCGTTGGCCGAGTGGCCCTTCTGGGTGGAAGCAACCCTGAACCCCCTTTTTCCTTCTCTCACTATGGTCACAATCAATCAATTCAGCGGTAACAATCACGAAGCGAACGAACGGCTGGAGTGTACTGGGTTCGACGTACTGTCTAACGTCGATCAACAACCCTGGACACAACCTGACCGCCATTGGTGGCAGAAGTGGAAGAATAAGGTCACAGCTCTTGCGGCTGCGTGCTTCGGTATGACCGATGAGTACGAAATGCAAGAACGTGAGGGAATCGTCCGCAACCGGATCCGCCGGGAGATGCAATATGCAACTCCTGGGCAACCCAACGAGAACGCCCTGCGCGCTACGGTGCGTCAGGTGTTCCGTGAGACGGGTTATGATCTAGGAGCAGAACGGCTCTCGCATGTACGGGCCCATGATCTGTGGACGGCGGAGCGCGAGGAGGAGGAGCAGGCAGCTCGCGCGCCGCTTGAGGACATGGATGAGGAGGATGAACAGTATGATCCGGATGGTGATTACGCTGACTTGGCGTCGGAAGTGTCCACTAGGGACGGTAACGACGAGCGGCAGGACGTGGATATGGTAGCAGTACTTGTCCCGGCTGAGCGGCTTGACGACGCCTGGAACGAGTTCGCGGAGGGTGAGGGCTTGGTCCCCGGCTTCGCTGAACTTCCGGTCCACACAAGGTTGGCAGTGATCCCGTCCTTCGTCGCCGCCATGGTTGCGACGTTGAGATCGAAATTTGGACGACAACCGCTCACTGAGGCCAATCGGCTTCTGATTGAGCGGGAGTATTTGCGGATCGCCCGCGAGGGCAATGTTAGGGAAAAGGATATCGCGCACCACTCAGCCTGGGTCTATAACACGTACTTCTCGGAGGACGTCTACGACCAGGTCCCAGGTGTGCGACAAAGGGTGCCCGGCTGGATGCGGGCGGCAGGTCGACCAACGTTGACACAGCCGCCTGCTGTATGCTGAGGGCGCCCGATTGCGGTGCACGGCACTGAAGCCACCATCAACACAGAGCTCCTCGAGCGAGCGTTGGAGGAGGTAGAAGGTGCTAAGTTGTGTGTGCACCGCAATGGGCTGTCATACAGGCCGCGTAAGTTTCACGTACTTACTGGCTTGGGCCCCGGGCACAACCTCGGGGTTTTTCATAACAACGTGGACGCCATCGGAAAGGCGTTCTTGGAAAGGTATTTTATGTGCGCGGAGGGGCAGGGTTTCCGACCTGCTCTTCCCGTCACCCGGAACTTTGAGTCTGCACACTTGCAAGAGTTTCGCCGCGTCGTTATTGAGAATATGCATCAGTTGCCCCGTCTCAGCCGTCAGCAAGTAGTTGACCGCTATTCCGGCCGCAAGTTCGCTATCTACGACAACGCAAACAAAAGCCTGTGCAGCAAGAGTTTCACGCACAAAGACTCGCGGCTCACTTCCTTCGTCAAATTTGAGAAACAAGACGTTGGTAAAGCGCCGCGGATCATCAACCCGCGCACACCACGGTTCAACCTCCTACTGGGGCAGTACCTCAAGCACGCTGAGAAGCCCTTTTTCAAGGCCATCAACGTTGCCTACGGGGATCACACTGCTGCCACAGTGATCAAGGGTTTCAATGCTGATAAGTCGGCTGCGATTCTCTTCGAGAAGTGGAACCGCTTTCGCAAGCCGTGTGCCGTTGGCCTGGATGCAACCAAATTCGACATGCACGTTAGCGAGGATGCCCTCCGCTACGAGCACTCGTTCTACCACGCCCTTTTTCCCGGTTCAGGGGGCAGGAAGTTACGAGCGTTGTTGAGAATGCAGTTGCGCAATTCAGGCCACGCGCATGCTAGTGATGGCCGCATCGACTTCGCCATGCGTGGTACTCGAGCCTCAGGAGATTTGAACACCTCGCTGGGCAATTGTATCATCATGTGTGCCTTGGTTCATGTCTACGCTCGCTCCCGCGGCGTCGACATAGAGCTGGCAAACAACGGAGATGACTGCGTCGTGTTCATGGCATCGGACGATGAGACCGCGTTTCGACGTGGACTTGACGACTGGTTCCGAGCACGAGGTTTCGCTATGGTGGCTGAACCTACGGTGTACGAGTTCGAACAAGTTGAGTTCTGCCAGACCCACCCCGTCAAACTAATTCATGGTTGGCGCATGGTGCGGAATCATCTGGCTTGCTTACGCAAAGATCCAATGTGTCTTATCCCCATCAGCAACGAGAAAGCGTTGCGTAAATGGGTGAAAGCCGTCGGGGAATGTGGAACTCAGCTTGCCGGCTCGGTGCCCGTTCAAGGTAGCTTTTACAATGCCTTTGAGCGTGCAGCTGGACCATTGCGGGTTAGGTCCAGACACAGGGATGAGATTTTCCGTAACACGAGTATGCAAATGCGCGTGCAGGGGATCAAATCGCTGCCGCGGATGGTCACTCCTGAGAGTCGAGTTAGCTACTACTACGCCTTCGGTATTTTGCCGTCGGAGCAGGAGGAGCTGGAACGATTCTATGACCAGGGGACGATCGACTTGGCTATGCCGGAGTCTGTTGTGACGAGAGATGCTGTAAGGTTCGAACCGGGCCTAATCAGCTTGTTGCAATATGTCTAAGAAGGGCAAGAAGAAGATCACAATCAAACCGCGAAAGGTGGAACGACGTCCACCAAAGGAAGAGACCACGGCTCTCGGTAAACTAATCCGTGGAATTGGAAGTATGGGCGGTTCAGCCCTCGGAGGTGTCTTTGGTCAATCGGCCTTGGGAGCCAACGTGGGCACAGGCCTCGGCGGAATGGTGTCGAGGTGGCTCGGGCAGGGGGACTACACAGTTACGTCCAACAGCCTAGTCAACCGCATACGTACGTCTGGCGACATTCCTAACATGCACCGCAACGGTCAGTCGGTGGTCGTGCGACACCGTGAATATATTGGTGACGTCTTTTCTAGCGTCAACTTTAAGAACGGTATCGTGCTACCTCTCAACCCGGGTTTGAGCTCCAGCTTCCCGTGGTTGGCCGGCATTGCGCAGCAATACCAGGAGTACACGTGGAAGGGCATGATCTTTGAGTTCGTGTCCACGTCCGGTGATGTTGTCGCATCCTCTAACACTGCATTAGGCAGTGTCATGATGTGCACCAATTACCGGACAACCGCGGCCCCGTTTTACTCAAAGCAGCAATTGCTTAACGAGTATTTCGCCACGGACGGTAAACCGTCCGAGTGCTTTGTTCATCCGATCGAGTGCGATCCGAAGGAAAATCCCTACAACGTCCAGTACGTGCGCTACGGCGCCGTGCCGGCTGGTGAGGATCCGAAGACGTACGACATCGGCACGTTCTACTTGGCTACCGCCGGTATGCAACAGAACATGGCTGACATTGGCGAACTGTGGGTAACGTACGAGGTTGAGTTGCGCAAGCCGATTGCGTCGTCGCTGTTGGGTGCAGGTGTCAGCTTCTGCGACATCTGGGCTTCCAGTGCGCCATCAGCAACCAACTGGTTCAACGGCACCATCAACTACGTGGCAAACACGCTTCCCATCACGATGACGAATGCGTTGATCACGTTTCCACCTGGTGCCACCGGATCCTTTCTGTTGCAGTATAGCGCGCTCGGGGCTGGCGTCGCCCTGACTATCAGTGCTACACCCCTTGTCCTTGTCAATTGCACCAACGGAGTCCGTGGTGTGGCAGGCAAGGTGGAGTGCATGTATGGTACGTCTGGGGACGGTGCGTCTGTCAGTACGTACATCACCATCACCGATCCATCGGTGCAAGCAACGGTTCTACCGTCGTTCCTTACACTTTCGGGAGCGTCGTTCTGGGCCTTGCGGATCACCGAAGTACCTTTCCAAACAGGCGTGTATTATTAGAACGCCAGAAAGCGCAACAGAGCAGCCGTCAAACAACTTGGCTGCTCGGGGCTTAACGACCCCCCGCATGTGAGTTGGTCTTCGGGCCGATGGAAAGCTACGCTGGATGGCGTTAGAGCAAGTGAGATGTAGTAACATCGAACTATGGACGCGCAATTGCGCTAGTGCTGTGCTATGGGATTGAGACTAGAGCGGGAAAGGGATAGACTCCGGAACCGACTAAAGCCAACCTCAGTACTACCTGCTCGTATGACGAACCTCAGTTAGGCAGAACATCAATCGGATCGGCGGTGTGGCGCTAGATTCAGCGGGCGAAAGCTCAGCCCTTCGGGGTAAATCCACAACAACACGCGAAATCGGCAGTGCGTAATTGTCGGGGGCTGCGTAGGCCACAAGCACACAACC